CAGTATTAGTAGCCATTGTGAGATCATCACCACCAATAGTAAGATCACCTGCTAGTGTAGCATTAGCACCACTAAATGTTAAGGCTGTAGTTGTACCTGACTTAATAACCAAGTTACCAGAACTATTTGTAAGTGAGCCAAAAGTTGTACCAGCATCCTTTACGAATACATCTCCACCATCTGCATCTAGTATAATATCACCAGAGGAATCTACTGTAACATCTGTGCCATCATTAGTAATAGTATCAAGGGCAATACTACCTACATTAGTAATGTTAGCATCACCAAACGAAGTAGCAGCAAGTGTAGTAGCACCAGATACAGTTAAAGAAGCAAGTGTACTAGCACCTGAAACATCTAAGTCTGTACCTACATATAACTTTTTAGCTATACTTGCACCACCTTCAGTACGTAATGCACCTGTGTCTCCTGTTGCATCACTAGCATCCGTAGCATCTGTTACGTCAAGTATACCACTTAAAGTAAGTGCTTGAGAAGCATTAAATGTAGCAGCAGTAGAACCACCAGTAGCAATAGTAATTACATCTGAGCCACTAAAGGTAATACTTGTGTTTGCATCTGCATCACCAGAAATACTATCCAAAGAAATACTACCAGCATTAGTAAAGTTAGAGTCACTAAGATCAAACGTACCTGTAACATCTAAGTTACCACCCACAGATAGATTGCCTGATATATCAACAAGGCCATTAATATCTACAGTAGTAGCAGCAATTTGTATTTCTGTGTCTGCAACAATATCAAGCTGACCGTCAGCACTAGAGTTAATATAAATAGCAGTATCACGAAACTGTAACTTTTCTGTAGTAGCAATAAGTATGTCATCAGAGAACTCAAAGTAGTCCTCATCTTCCATCCACTTTAATACACCATCATTACTTTCACCATCAAAGGTAATTGTAATATCTGTACCTGATGTACCAGCACCAAATGTTAATCCATGTCCAGCTAACGTACTAATAGGTCCACCTTCACCTGTAGTACCGTCATGTGTGTGACCTGTACTAGCAGCAAAGGCAGCTAAAAGCTGATCAAATTCATTGTTAGTATTAGATGCTTGAATTATATCACCATCTGTATACGTAGATTGTCTTGTGTATGTCGCTCCCATTAGCGTCTAGCTCCTAATTGATATTCTAACTGAAAACCTTTAAGTGAGTACGGTGCAGTTTCTCCACCATCATCTACTTTTAATGCAACAGTAAATCCTGATCCTTCTACAGATTGTCTTAGTAAAGGCTGTGTACCACCACCATAAACAAACTGAGTAGTAGAGGAAACGGTACTATAAGTAGCAGTACCATATTGTGCAGCAATCTTAGATGTATCTAAAGCATATGCAGCAGGTCTTGGTGAATCAACGCTTTCATTATCATACCTTAAAAATAAATCTGCGTCAATAGCAGCTTCTGGTTTAAAGTTAAGAATAACTTTTTGCATATGTTTTCTTATACCAGAATCACCGAAACTTAAATCAGGACTTCTATATCTTCCAAAGATAACTGTATCATTAAAAGTATTGCCTTTTTCTTGTCTGTGTATAAAACCATCAAATGAACCATGTAGTACAGCTACATCTCCTGAATCAATAAAGGTATCAGTACAAGAAGGTCTTATACCAAGTATTTCAGAAAACTCATACTTATCCCCCCTCATGACACATACAATACCTCTTGTTAGATTGTCTGCAACTGTATCTTTTGTAAAAAATATTCTGTACTGTGTTTTATCAGGTATCACAACACTCTCAAAAAGAGAGGAGTCTCTTATGTTTTTATCAAATAAAGATTGTACATTTTTAGATATTGTACCAAGCTCAACGTCACCAATCCTTGAAGTACCAGCTACAGTTCTTAATCCATCAGGACCAAGAAAGATTAAGTCCCCTGCAAATTCTTGTATGGTGTCACCATTAATGCAGCCAATGTTTCTTGTTACAGGTTCAACTGCAAAGTTTGATAAAGATGATCCTGTAAGTTTAAATATCCTGTTTGCACAAAATATAAACAAATTACTACGAAAAACTTTTAGTCCAACAATAGTATCGTCTACTTTAATACTACCTGCACCATCACCTGATTGAAAACCATCTTCGTCAAAAGGCTCACTAAATATTATTTCTTGTGGTGTAGTAGATTTACCTGCATAAAACATATGGTTTCTATAAGCAGCTATAAACTTAGAGCCAGATACAGAACTTTCACTTACATCTGTAGCAGTTAAAGATGCATTAAATATAACAGGTGCATTAGCACCATCTACAAATATTATTTTATTGTTACCATCAAAGTTATATCTTTCAAAAGAATACTTAGATGCACTAGTTCTGCTTGAATCTATTTCTGTCCAACTAGAGGGAGACACTACAGTATTAAAAATATGAGTGGCAGCAGTAGTGCTAGATGTTGCCCTTGTTACACCTGTAAATGTAGTGCTTGAAATACCAGTATAGGTAAACAGTTCTGACTTAATTTGTACTGTACCACTAGAAGCAAACCCTGCAGTAGAGTCTACTGTAATTGTACCAGAGCCTGTCATACCAGTAGTAGAAGTTATTGTTAAAGTTAACTCAGTAGATGCAGCAGAAAATATTTTTTCACCCCTAGCTGCTAATACTTTATTTGCAAAGTTGGCAACCATTAAAACCTTCTCGCTAGAGCCAGAAGTTTGTGGAACTATAGGGTAAACAAATTTACGAAAGCCATTAACCCTCCTGTAACCACCCTCAAGGTCAGGCTCAAAGTTTTCTAAAACTAAAGCTTCACCAGGTTGCATAAGAAAAGTGGACCTGTTTAAAACTAGCCCACCTTCACAGTTAAATGCTGCTGGTTGTACTTGAGAACTATCTGGCATTAACTAACAACCCCAGAAGTAAAGTTCATAGATGAGCCTGGTCTAACTATCATAGGTGATCTTACATAATCAAACTTATTAATAAGTAAACTCTGCATATTTTTTATGCCTTGTTGAAATCTTTCAAAGTTTAATTGATATTGGTTTTGTTCACCACGGTACATATAAACATAAGCTGTAGCACCATCTACAATTACTGGACCAAATCTATCAGGCACAGTTGTAGTATCTCCATGTGCAGATAAATCTGATGGAAATGTAAAGTAATCAAATACTAATGTATATTGTTTATCTGGATAGGGGTAAAGAACATAGTTGTTATCTGGAGTACGTACAATTTGTCTTGGTACACCACCACCTTCAAATTGAGTTACTGTTACTCCACTTGCATATGCAGCAGCAGTAGTGCTATTAGCAGCTCTGGTACAACCTGTAAGAGTGTTTCCAGAAACTGCTGTGTAAGTTATCTCTTCACCACTTACATAAACTTTACCAGAAGCATCAAAGCCTGTAGTAGAGGTTAGGGTAAGGGTTGTTACGGAATCAGTATGAGTGCCATCTAATGTTGTTGTGGCTACATCATCTTCTTCATTAGCATAGTTATTGTCAATATACTCGTAGTAATTTAAACTGGCAAGATTATTACCTGTTACATTTAAACTTGAACTTTTTTTAATTCTAGCTGTACTATAATCTAAAGACTTTGTATCTGTTGGTACAGCATATCTAGCTACACCTGAAGTTAATGTAGAGCTATTAGAAGCATGATTAAAAGAATAACCAAATTCTCTTTGATTAATATATCTTATAGCATCATTAACTGCATTTTTACATTGTGTTTGTATACCCCTAGATGAAGTAAAATCACTAGAAGTAAGCACTACCTCATTCATTCTTGCTATAACATCATTAGTTAATGATAAAAAAGTAAGTGCCATTATGTTTCCTTTGGATAAGCTAAAGGGGCCACCGAAGCAGCCCCTAAAGTTATTTTATGCAAGTAAATCACGATCTACTTCAGCAGCAGAACTTGACTGCGTAATATCATCCATAAGAATGCAAATTGCATACACACGAATAACACCACCAGTAATAGTTCCACTAGATGCATCAATTTCTACATCAATAGTATCTGCTGCTGCAGTAAATGCTGGTAGATTATCAGCACTTCCGCTAGAAAGAACAGCAGTAGTATGATCACCAACAGATGCACCATCATAGTCAAATGCTGCAGAGAAAAGATCTACATCAGTTCCTGTGATACCCAAAAGCAATCCAGAGTCAGTAGTTGTACCCTCCATTGCGCTAATAACTTTGATACCCGCATGGAGGATCATAGTATTAGTTGGAACAGCAACTGCTTGAATAATGTCACCTGCTGCTAGAGCAGTGCCACCATTCTGCAGTATTGCATCTGCCATATCAATATCGTTTTGCAAAACAGTGATTGCACCACGAAGTTTTTTATTCCCTGTTCCACCATTGTTGGAGGTGGAGTCAGAGTTTGTACTCATTGTAATAGTAGCCATATCTAAATACCTCCCTAAGCTGCGTTATATTTAGCAGTTGCAATAGCTTCTGGGCGAAGTATCTTCCTGCCATATAGATGCATACCACGAACAATGTCAGCAAAGCTGTCAGGGTCTCGGTATGATTCAGTCTTATTGATTTGCTCAGCAGTTGCTACAGCAGAATCATGACCAGCAACAATCATGCCAAAGTTAGCATTTTGGTTAGCCGTACCTGATGTACCTGGACCAGTACCTACCGCTGGTAGATTACTAGATGTGTACATACGGAAACCGTGGAAATTGTTGATGACAAGACCATTACGAAGTCCACCTGCTTCACCGAAATCGGCATTCATGAAACGTGAATCTTCATCACGCAAGATTTCCATAAATACTGGATCGACAACCAGCCAACGACCTTGTGTATCAACTTGCTGTTGATCAAGGAGGCGAGCCATACGTGCAACAACCATTGCTGGTGAAGCCGTAGCTGTTGGAAGTGACGTAGCACCAGGCATACGAGCTGTCAAGGGAATAGAATGCGCCCCTGCAGAAGTAGTTGTGATGTTACCAAAGTCACCCTTGTCTAACTTCATGCTTGAAAGCAATTCGTCTGAACCAGCAGTTGTTACAGCAGCAGTACCATTTGTGGTAGTGTTGACAGTATCAGCCTGTGCATGTTGAGCAGATTGCTTGAAACCTGAAAGGTAGCCAAGTACGTCTTGGTCATATTGATCTGACAAACGATAAGCAGCACGGTCTGTTGCAAGCTGCATGAAATTCACATGTGAGTGAGCTTCTTCAATGTCATCCATCTTAAAAGCAAAATAGTTAGCTTTATCAATGGTTAAGGAGAAATCTTCATCGTCAAGGTCTTGCGCTGTGACTTGTGTGCCACGAGTGTAAGCCTGAACAGAAATCTCAGGTTCTTTGATAATTTGGACTGTATCACCTTGTGCGGCAATCTCCCCAAAATAATCGCTATTCGTTATGTCTCCTACTACAGTACTCTTACGGAAAGCAAGTTGTACTTTTTTGGAATAAATTACGGGGCTAAAATTACCGTTTGGTAAATTACCATATCCCGATGCGGATGAAAAAGCCATAGTGAATCCTCCTGATATTTGGCTTTGTGAAAAAGCTAACACCTAAAAGAGGCTGTATTTTTTCTAGGGTGCAGATGTTTATCTATTCAATGATCAATCAAATATGACAAACAAATGGGCCTGTACTTTAACAGGTAGTTCTTATTAGTTTAGACTTTTGGAAGTTTAGGGTGTGTAAAAGGTAGTCTTGCGAGGCTTTCACACTTGTAACCCTAGTTATACTGTTGTTTTATTATTTGTCAACAGTTATCTGGCTTTACCAGACATATCATAAACAAATTTACCAGAGCGTATTGCTTTGTTAATTTCTTCTGATCTCTCTTCAAACTCTTGAGCGGTCATTTTAGCTACCTGTGACTCAAGAATTGAATTATTAGCATCTTCTACATCTACTTGTGTTTTACTACGTTTAGTAACAGTAGAAGCTGCTGCTTTTCTTTTTGTTTTCTTATCATTGCTTGTAAGACCATTATCAATCTTATACAAATCAATGACACGTACTACAGAAGCTGGATCATCTGAGTTTTCATACAGTGCATCTCGAATCCATTTAGGCTGTTCGTCTACCCAACTATGAAACTCATCTGCTTCTCGTAGCTCATCAAAGTCTGCGTGAGACTCTTTAATTTTACTTTCAGCTTTAGCTCGTGTAACTTCTACCTGTGCATCATCTAGTTCTTGTAGACGTATATCTGCTTTAGCAAACATCTCTTGAGCTTTTTTAGCTGCAATAGTTTCTACAATACCTGCTACATCTGGATGTTCTTTTGCCCATTCCTCTATGTCTTCATCTGACTTAGGTG